CCCTACCAATGCCAGGGCCAAATGTCTTTCGCTCCCGCTTACCGCCGCGCTGCTTAACGTCGTAGCCACCAACTGCTAATCGTTGCATAGCTTGGGTACGTTTGGCATCTGGGTTCTTGATCTTGTGACTTTCATCTACTACCATAAACTTGAAGCCCTGTTTCTCTAGATCTTCACAGTTGGCAGCTAAGGTATCATAGTTGATGATATAGATATCACAACCGTGAGCAGGAGTCTTGCTATAAACTACGTTAGAATTTTTAGCAGCACGCTTTTCAGTTTGTCGCTTGCTGTAGCTCTTGCCAATAATATTGATCTTGTACCGCTGGCCTGTCATTGCAACAATTTCATTGCGCCAATTCAGTTTCAACGTGTTAGGCACAACGATTAGCGCAGGCACCATTTGACACTTGTGGATGTAGGCCATTACCTGCACCGTTTTCCCAGTACCTTGTTCATCAGCCAACAAAGCTCGACCATCTTGCTTTTCAAGCCAAGCAACACCTTCAGCTTGAAAATCCTTAAGGTGGAATGCAAAGCCTGGCAGTGCTTGCACACGCGGGATACTGTCTAAGATTGCTTCAACACCAGAGTCAACCGTCAGGCCGTGCTTGGTGCTCAAACGGAGTACCTTACGCACATTATCTAGTGTTGCTGGCACTGATAGCATTTCAATCTCCTTGCGTTACACGCCTATAGTAGCATAATTTACACAATGGTCAAGAATATAGTATGTTTACTATCAGACTTTAGTGGACTCTTTCAAATGGAATCTCATCAGCAATATCGTCATCTGTTAACAGCCCGTTAACAACCATTTCAATATATTCTGGCCAAAGACTTGTACATTCTGAACAAGTTTTGTCTGCCCACATATTGCCATCAACTGCGGCACACATTAGTCTAGGAGATTCGCACACACAACACCAGCGCCGGCCATCATCAAATATTTCTCCATGATTAATAGGCATTGTTGCAAACAAATCTACTAATTCTCGTCGAAATTGAGAATCAGTTTCAATATTATCAATAGGTAAGTTCACGTTCAAACTCCTCAAGAATCCTAGCATCTGCTACGGAAATAGTTATAGTATCGCCAGATATAACAACATGGCGGCATTCATTTAGGGCCAACATAGTCCTACTTTCAGCTGTCTTTTCTCTTATTTTTTCTAGGTAGTCTATAAAACGCTGTTCAACGTCAAATGCAAATCTTTCAGCCACATCCATGATAAGACTGATACTAGCTTCGTTCACTGGAACTGACCACGTACGGGTAGTATTGTCCCATGCTGCCCAAAACTTTTTATTTCGGTGTTCACCTCTTATAGATTTGATAGCCGATACTACATCAGGATCATAGCCAAATGTAAAAACCGCGGTTGTGTCACGACTGCTTAGAACCCTAGAATGTTCTAGCCGGTTGTTGAGTTGATCAACCAGTTGATTCTTAAAAATTGGACAATTGAGCCAATTGTCCATAAAATCTTTACCTCCAAGCTGACGCTGATACTTTCTCAGCAATTTCAGCGCAGCTGACGCTTGTTTATGTGTCCAAGGTTTTCCTAACATAGCTGTTTTGGCCAAACTATGACCAAATTCTGTGTCAAACTTATTAAAACCGTTGCCATCTGTTATATAAGCACCGTCGCACATGTTAGCCAAAGAACAAATTAGCCCCTCAGCAGTGAGGCTAGAAGTGGAGTCGACACTATATGCAGACATTTCTGCTTCCTCATTATTCATTTAAACATCATAGCACATTGTATTAACATGTCAAGAAGGAAAGTGTCTAAATAGGTTTTTATTTTTTAATAGGTCTATAACTGCCCTAGCTTGACCTCTACAAAATGTTCGTTGGGTCTCGCTAGTTTTCTTCCAATGATCAATACTGCATGTTCCATATTGTGTATAGCTATCACAATAAATCGTCCTAGCAACTTCTTCAACGAGCTCATACAATATAATTGTTGGTTCTTTTTCGGGTAAACGCATAATTGTTCCATGTATTTTAATAAGATTGTAATCATAGCAGTATCTTCATCTGCTATGGCTGCCAAACAGAAAAATCAGCGTTCTTTAGTAGTATAAATACCTTTATGGCAACCATAACAAGCAAGAACCTATTCAAAGGATATACTACTGTAAATACTTTTGGCAGTCAACAGCTTGCCGATTTACAGTTGGTAAATCAAGATCTGCTGAATGCGTTTTATACCAAAAAGAACGAACGAGTAATGATGCCAGGGTATGGATTTGGCGGTTGGGAATATCTGTTTGAGCCCATTGATCAAGTTAGAGATTTGATCATTTACGAGGCACAACAGGTAGTAAACAATGATCCAAGAGTGCAGTTAAATTCAATTGATGTAACTCAACAGCAAAATGGGTTACGGATAGATATGCAACTTTACTATGTACCGTGGAATGCTATCGGTTCATTCCAAATAGACTTTGATAATAGAAGCGCCGCAATGGCGTAATTGGAAAAATATTCATGGCCACTACGCAACAGGTAAGACAAAGTCAGCTATTTGCCGCCCAGGATTGGCAGGTAATATATACTGCCTTTACACAGGTAAATTTTAATGCGTACGATTTCCCTACGATTCGTACAGCAATGGTTAATTATATTAGATTAAATTATCCAGAAGATTTTAATGATTGGATTGAAAGTTCTGAATTTGTTGCTTTAATTGATTTATTAGCGTATTTAGGACAAAGCCTTGCATTTAGGATGGACCTCAATACAAGAGAAAACTTTATTGAAACTGCTACCAGACGAGATAGCATATTCAAATTGGCTCGTATGCTTAGCTATCAACCACAGCGTAGTATACCTGCTAGCGGACTATTACAAATTACAAGCATTATAACTGACCAACCAGTAATAGATTCAGACGGCAACAATCTACAAAATATTCAAATCAACTGGAATGATCTTAATAATCCAAATTGGTATGAGCAATTTATCATAGTCCTTAACGCTACTCTCAACAGCACAAATACTTTTGGCAATCCTTCACAATCTGGCATAGTAAATGGCATTTCTACACAACTATATGAAATGAATAACACATCTATTCCAACCAGTGTAATTCCGTTTACAGCAAATGTTAGCGGCAACAGCCTTAGTATGGAATTGGCTAACGCAGGATTTAATTCTGGCACAGAATACAATCTGTTAAATTCGGGAGGATTTTATGAAATTAATCCTAATCCGCTTAATAGCTGGAACATTATATATCAAAATGACGGTAACGGATTTGCAAGTGCAAATACTGGATTCTTTTTGTATTTTAAACAAGGCAATATGCAGTACCAAGATTATGCCTGTGACCAACCAATTGCAAATCGCATAATCGACGTAAATGCAAATAATGTAAATCAAACAGACGTTTGGGTTCAAAATATAGATACAACCGGTCTAGTATCTACACAATGGACGCAAGTTCCAGCCGTAGTTGGATTTAATATCATTTATAATAGCCTATCAAATAATGTGCGTAATATTTTTAGTGTTATAAGTCGAAATGTCGCTGGCAGTGATCAAATTAGTATACGGTTTGCAGATGGCACATTTGGCAATGTACCTGTAGGAATAATTAGAGTATGGTACCGAGTTAGTAACGATCTCACATATCAGATTGCACCAGCTGATATTACCAATCAAGTATTTGCGTTCAGCTATGCCGATAATCTTAACAATATCTGGAACGTAGCATTCACAACAAACCTGCAATATACCGTAGCAAATGCACAAGCAGGTGAAACTGATGACCAAATAGCTCTCAATGCACCCCAAACATACTACACGCAAGATAGAATGGTCAACGGCGAAGACTACAACCTGTTCCCGTTGTCAAATGCGTCTATATTGAAAGTAAAGGCTGTTAATAGATTTTATAGCGGGCAAAGTAGATATTTAGATTTAAATGATCCAACTGGCAGTTATAATAATTTAAATGTTGTCTGTACAGATGGCATTTTTTACAGTGAAAATGATCTAAACACTAACCTAGTTCAAAACTCTTCTGGTATAAATCTTACAGTGGTGGTTAATACAAAAATACAACCACTGATCAATGGCAGTTTGGGGGAACAAATCGACGCGACAGAACTTGAAAATTTTTACTATTACAATTACCCAAGAATCGCAGTACCTACAAATTATATATGGAATACCATAACTAGCTCAACTAAAAGTTGTACAGGCGCATTTTATGTGGGCGCTAATGCAGTACAGCTAGGATCATACGCGCCTGTTAATAGTTTTCTGAGATATATTACGCAAGGCGCACTAATTAAATTCGCAAGTGGTGCAGTAGTGTCTGTTGTAGGAGTAATAGGCGACGGAACCGGAACCAATCTTACAGGTTCTACAAATGGCATAACTGTTGGACCTAACGCGGGGCCGGGAGCTGTGACATTAAGCTTGCCTCTAGCATCTACTGATACTCCTGTAGAAATAATACCTGCTTGGAATACAACCTTATCGACATCAGCTGTGTCAGCAATTGCAGTTGCTATGGCAGCACATACAACATTTGGCATAAGATACGTACAAAACGGAATACCAGATTATTGGGCAGTAATATCAACTGCTAACTTGAATTCGGCAAACACTTTTAGTATGGCATATGCAGGCGACAAAAGTAACACAAATAAAGACAACAGCTGGCTGATTTTGGTTACATGGAATGGCGAAGGATGGACGGTGAATAGCCGATCACTTCGTTACATTTTTGAAAGTGCCAATCAGAATCAGTTCTATTTTGATAATTTAGAAAAATCCTATAACCCAACTACTGGATCTGCAGAATATGATTCTATCAATATTCTAGGCACCAACCCAAATAGCCAAACTACAGTTGTCCAAACAACCGCTCTAGTCCTTAGTGTTGGATCATACACCTTTACTGTAAACAATGCTGTTAATATAGCTGTTGGTCAAATTGTAATAGGTAACGGTATTCCTGCGGGTACAATCGTTTTAGCCATATCTTCTAACACAGTGACCTTGAGCACAGCAATAACTGCCTATGGCACAAATGTATTGATCAACTTTTATCCATCCCCAAGTTTAGGTAGAGATTATCTATGGCAAATAATTGGCCAACAAATAGATCCAGACGGTTATTCAAACCCTTCGAGCGTACGTGTTACCATGTGGCAGAGCCTAAACTATGGGGTACCAAACGACCCAGACGAATATAATCACGTTGTTAACCCTAGTTCAAATCCACAATTATTACTTTTTTGGGTGAGTATCACATCTTCAGATGGTTATCAATACTGGCAACCAATTGAAATACCTCTTACACAAATTTTCCAAGATGTATCTTTGGTTCCTTCTATAACAATTACTGTAAACGGTCAAACCATTGTAAATCCATATTGGACTATAGGAAAAATAGTCTATGTAATCAATCAACAAATTATGTACAAATATCAAAGTATTTCTTCTGGTGTAATTGGCTCTCTCGTTAATGTTACATCAAATTACAAAGTAAGGATAGGTCGTAACAATTTATCATTTACATGGGTACACTATGCTCCAACAGATCAGAGAATCAATCCGGCTGTAACTAATGTTATAGACATGTATGTGTTAACCGCATCGTATAATCAAAATCTCCGTAATTGGATAGCCACTAACGGTAGTTTGTCAACAATTCCTTTGCCCGAAACAAGTGCTCAACTTGCAGCTACGCTTAGCAATCTTGATCAGTATGCAATGATGACAGATCAAATGGTATGGCATCCTGTGAGTTATCTATTATTGTTTGGTCAACAAGCTGCTCCGGAACTGCAGGCCAACTTTTTGGTTGTCCCCGTTCCTGGTACAATTTACACAAATAATCAAATACAAAGCCTTGTCGTTCAGGCAATCAATCAATATTTTGCATTAGTTAACTGGGATTTTGGAGATAGTTTTTTCTTTACGGAAATGGCAGCCTATATACACCAAAATCTAGCTACTATTGTTGGATCAATCGTAATGCGCCCAATAAGTGCGCAAGCCGTATTTGGCAATCTATTCGAAATACAATGCAATCCAGATCAAATACCAATCAGTTGTGCAACAGTTAACAATGTGCAAATAGTGCAAAGTCTAACTGACACAGTATTAGGGATAACAAACAGCAATGGCTAACACTAATACATCATATATTAAACGACAACCAATTGAACTTCTTCCAAGCTATTTTCAAACAGATAGTTTGAAAAAGGTATTCAATGCTACAGTAAATCACCTTTTTCAACCAGAAAGTGTTGAATTTTTAGATGGATACGTGGGTCATATTCCACCCTGGTACAACTCTGCTACTGATTTTTATATACCAGAACCAGATGCTAACAGAAAAAATTATCAACTAGATCCAACGGTTGTTAGTAATCCATATCAAAACCCAGAACTTACTAACGCAATGTTCTATGAAGATTTGATCGGCCAATTGGCATTTCAAGGAGCGTTGACCAACAACCATAACAGGCTTTTTAGCCAGGAGTATTACAGTTGGAGTCCTCCAATTGATCTTGATATGTTTGTAAATTATACAAACTATTATTGGTTACCAAACGGACCCGATGCAATTGTATTATATAATACAACTGATTTGGCTAATACAGCAGTAGGAAAAACTTCCTATTCATATGTAGGTACCGTTTTATACATATCAACTGGTACAACCGCGGTTTTTACCAGCGATTCACCGTTGGTTTTTACAACTGGTCTCAAGATTACACCCACGCATGATCTTACAACATCTTTAAACGACCAAGAATTAATCATAGGTGGTGTAGGTAGATCCATACAACTTATTAATTTTACAGACAATAGTTCTAGAAGCTGGTCAACAAATGGATGGGATCTTTTTGCTTGGGATACAGCTCCTCTAACACAACCACTATATATTACAATTGCTAGAGGTAGCCAAGATGGTAATCAATGGAGTACAGGTAACTGTTGGTTTCACATAGACATTATAAAGTTATCAAACTCATTCGTAGTTGACTTATATTCACAACAAGCATTTCGACCAATCTTGCAGTTTGATGAGAATATTGAACTGTATAATTATGGTAACAATAATAGAGGTATAATAACAGTTGTCGACACTACGAATACAGATCTTCTTGGTACTATAGTTGGACAACCTTCTTGGGAAATACAGGGAATACCGTTGCAATCTGGTATGCGTATACTAGGCTTAGCGGATACCCATGCTAATGTAGCAGGAAAAATATTTATTGTAAGTATAACCGATACTGTGGTAAATGGACAAACAGCACCAACGATAGAACTTACTGTTGATACATTTGGTTGTCAAGGAGCAAATGCCAATACAGGATCTCCAATACACGGCGACCGAGCTACTGTTCAGTATGGATCACTACCGTTACTTCAAGGTGAGGCTCCTATTAATTGCCCTGCAAACATATATTATAACAACGGAGTATGGTCAGCAACAGGTCAACAACAGATTGGATTAGAACCGCCATTGTTTCAATTGTACGATGTTAATGGCAATTCACTGAGCGATCCAAGTGTATATCCAAACAGCAGCTTTGCGGGTAGTCGCGTGTTCTCCTATGCAACCGATCCTACACAACCTGTAGACCCATACATAGGACAATCACTTGAGCTAGATCAGTTTGGCGATTGGATATTTGACAATAATCTCGCAACAGACGTTGTAACATACGTAGTAAACTCAACTAGAGTTCCATATTACGGGTACCTTTTCTCAAAAATTGGAACTGCATCAACCCCAACATATATAGATTCTTGGTACACAGCTCCGCAGCTAAGTAGACAATATATTATAAACGAATTTGTTGTAACAACCCCTACATCGTCATTCACAATAGATCAAACTCCAGCTATCCAAGAACCAAACACATTACCTCCAATATTTGTCTATATTAACAAGAATCAAAGCGAAACGTTACTGACGAATGGTGTTGATTACACCGTGAACGGTACAGTTGTAACGCTAACTGTGCCTGCACAGGCTGGCAGTATTATTGAAGTTGCATCATGGAATCCGGTAGCCCCATTGACGCTAACAGGATATTATCAGATACCATTGAATATCAGTGCCAATCCTAACAATTTACCGATAACAACCGTAAGTCGCAGTCAATTCTTACAACAATTTACCGAAATTATCGAAAATCAAACTGGTATCACTGGCCCTGCGCTTGGTAATAATAATTACAGAGATACCGCACAACAGCGCGGCCTAGGTTTAAGTATTCTCCAACATAGAGCTCCAATGTTAAAGTTAAGCCTTCTTAACTCGGTGCCTTTGTCAAATATTAACCTAACCACTGCACCTACAGATCCTATGCAAGCTATGCAGTATGCTGAAAATAGCTACACAAGGTTTTACAATAGATTTTTACGAGCATTGTTTTCTATTGCTACACAGCAAGGATTCAGTGCTAGCAGTAATGAATCTGTGTGTGATCCTTATAATACAGCATTGTGGATAAGCACTGCATTAACACAAATCAATGTTGGTAAAACTCTGGCGTCTCCGTGGGCCAACACAGGATACGGTGGAGTTCCAGGATCGTATGGCCTAACACAATCTACAAACCCATTATATATTCCGGCAACCGCTACTCGTCTTGGCATAACATCTGCCTTCTATCCAATTGTATATTATGACACAGCATATATCACCCCATTGTTAACGATACAAACACACGATGGTGCAAGAATCGTTATGACTGACAATCAAGGTTCACAACTAGGTACAATACTTCACAATCAAAGCTCAACATCTAACCCAGAACAACTATCAAATCCTATCGCAGCAGCTTGGTTACAGTTTGAACTTAATATGTTCAACAATTTACCTCCAACTTATTCCGACTCTCAAGCTGAGTTAGTATTTGATGTAACTACATACGCCCCGGGTCGTTGGAGATCATCTGATTACACTGCACAAGAATATTTAAATTTACAGCGAGCATCTTTTGATAAATGGGTAATCAATAGTCAAGTTGATTACACCTCTAATACAGGCTATAATGCACAAGACCAATTTAGTTTTAATTATAGTACGGTATTCGACCCGCAAGGCAATCCAATTCCTGGACACTGGCAAGGAATATATCGTTGGTTCTACGACACAGATCGGCCACATTTATGCCCATGGGAGATGCTAGGATTTTCGCAAGAGCCGCCGTGGTGGACATCACAGTATGGTGCTGCGCCATACACAAATGGCAATACCGCCATGTGGCAGGATCTAACAAGTGGCACTATACAACAAGGACCCAGAGCAGGGACCTACGCAGTTTGGGCACGCCCGGGTCTTATGAGTTGTATACCAGTTGATAGCCAAGGTAATTTACTGCCCCCAGTAGAGGCTAGATGTGCGGTATCGCTACCAACTGTGCTCTCTGCACAAGCTGCATGGGTATTTGGTGACGGTGCTCCAGTTGAGTCTGCATGGGTGCATTCTCAGTATTATCCGTTTGTTGAAGCAATGACAGGTTATCTGATGAAACCTGCTGCATTTATCGAATACACTTGGGATAGTTTACGAACTGAAGAAATTTACACAGATACTACAGAAAGTCAATGGATTTATACAGATACTAACTCGCGCAGAAGCAGTAATCAGTTCTACATCAATAGAGAATCTCCATCATCGTTAGTTACTGGAGTTATGGTACCAAACGAATCAAACCTAAGTTACTTTGCTAGTGCAGGGTTTCAGGTATGGATAACTGAATATGTAGTATCTCAGGGTCTAAATGTTACTAATTATATTGGTAGTATGATACGCGGCGGAAATGTGCAGTTGGCACATAGAATGGCAGGATATGTAAATGCATCTAATTTTAGAGGCGTAGTTGATAGCTTTGGACAACTTGGTTATAACAGTCAAATTATACCTACTGAAAATATAAACGTATATCTATATCGTAGTACAAGCACCGGAATTTATGTTTATAGCGGAGTAATTGTAGAAAAGACCAGTAAAGGTTGGCTGATATACGGCTATGATCCAGTTAGTCCATTTTTTACGGTTATACCGTCTAATACATCTGGTCCAAAAAATAATATTGTAGTTGGAAATGAACAGGTAACTGAATATACCACTGGTCTAAACGATACAACAAAGAACGTGCCATATAACACAATAATGACTACTTATCAACAGGTTTATGATTTTCTTATCAGTTATGGTAGATGGCTTACAAGTCAAGGATGGGTGTTTGATCAATATAATACTAATGTAGGGACAATATTAGACTGGGCACAGAGTGCTAAAGAATATCTATTATGGGCACAAGGCTCTTGGGCCAACGGTACCATACTTGCTCTTAGTCCCAGTGCTAATTCTGTTCAATTCTATCAAAGTGTAGGAATGATACAATATGTTAATGGTATAGTGTCAGGCACCTATCCTGTAGTAGATAGAGCCGGTAACCCAATTCAAGCGCAAAATATCAATGTATTACGCGACGCCGGAAGCATTACAGTTCAACCAAATAATTCTCAAGGTGTGTATGGTCTGCGATTGTTTACAACAACAATGGAACATGCAGTTTTCTTTGATAATTTAACTGAATTTGGCGATGTTGTATACGAGCCGTTGTATAATTTACAGCAACAACGTATAAAAATATATACCTACAGAGCTAATGGCTGGGATGGCACAATAGATGCCCCCGGTTACATTATAATTCAAGGTAACACAACAGTAAATGGTCAAACCATTGTTTCTAATACTTGGACAATGACCAATAACTTTGAAAAAACTGCTAGCGATTTTACAAGATATTTCAACATAGACGAACCTAAAAATTATGAAGTAATACAATATGGTGGTGTTAATACAGTTACCTCTACTACCACATTAGGTTCAATAGATAATCAAAACATATCAAATCTATCACGGCATTTAATTGCATATCAGCCAAGAAATTACCTGCAGAATTTACTGCTAGACGATTCTGTAGAATTCCAGTTCTATCAAGGATTTATAAGGCAAAAGGGGACACTGGCATCAGTTAATGCACTGTTAAGAAGTTCAACTGTAATACCTACGTCAAGTACATTTAACTATTATGACGAATGGATGATTCGTATTGGTGCATATGGCGCAACCGCTCTAAATATCGATTTGGAATTTATATTACCACAAAGTTTAATCAATAATGACCCACAATGGATACGATTCTTCAGTGCCACTAGCAATAATCCGTATTCTAATGTGTTTGATATTGTACCAAACGATCCATTAATTATAACAGCGCCTCCTACATATTCAACAAATATATTTGGTCTAAGACAAACATATGCCCCCAATCCAGCTACAGACGTTCAAACAGCAGGATACGTGCAATTAGGGGAAACTGATTGGTATGCAACAAATACTAACGAATTGTTGTCATTATACCTAACACAGAGCACTACAAGTAATCCTTTAAAAAGTTCTGATACTGTTTGGCAGTTTATCACCAATAATGGATCTTGGATGGTATGGATCCTAGCAGAAACAACTACACAGATCTCTTATACTATACAAAGTCCTGTCTTTGGTGAGCCAACTACTATAGTAACAACAGAACCGCACGGGTTACTGAACGGTGATATTTGTGTAATTTTTGGCGTATCAAATGTAACTGAAATAAATGATACATATATAATAGACGGTGTTACACCAACTACCTTTAACATTGCGCTGAGTACGTTTTCATCTGGTTCAGGCGGTACAATATGGGTATACCGTCCTATGAGATTTTCAAACATATTTGATCGAGATACCAGTGCCCCACCGGGCGGATATGTAAACGGTAATTTAGTTTATGTAGATCAAGGTAACGTAGTATCAAATGCTTGGACAGTATATCTATATAACAATGGACAATTTATACCGTTTAGACAACAACCATTGCAGGTTAATCCTAGCCTGTTACAATCTAGTCAAATATATAATCTAGTTACAGGTGTAAATCTTGCTAATGTAGATTATTGGGATCCAGTTAAAGGAAAAATTCCCGGCCAGGCACAACAGGAAATAAATTATTCAACAGATTTTGATCCTGCTGTTTACAATAGTGGCGATACTAGCGGATATTTGGTAAATCCAACCCTAGCCTGGAGTAGTGCGCAGGTAGGACAAGTATGGTGGGATTTATCACAGGTAAGGTACATAGATTACGAGCAAGGTGACGAGTCATATCGTTTGCGTACCTGGGGACAAATTGCACCTGGCACAGACGTTGTTGTTTACGAGTGGGTACAGAGCAGCATACCTCCAACCGATTGGGCGACAGCCGTAGCTAAAGGCGCGCCGATACTGGTAGGTAATAATCTTCTAGTACCATCTGGATTTGTAAAAGATCCGTATAATTGGTCTCAAATTGTAGAATACAGCGCTCAAAATATTCCTACCACTTATTACTATTTTTGGGTAGGTAATAGCGGTATGCCTCCTTCCGGCATATGGCGATCACTTGAAACATTGTCTATTTCAAATTTTATAAAAAATCCCAGCCTAACTAACACCCCTTGGTATGCAGCTATTAGCACAAACAGCATAATATTAGGCAATGCTAAATCGTTGCTAAATGGTAACAGAGTTGCACTCAAGATTAATTACACATCTCAAATAAACGACTCCAACATTTATAGTCAATGGGAGCTAATTCGCGAAGGAGATCCAGATAGTCCTATTAATCCAATAGTTTGGTCAAAACTCAAGGCAAGTTTAGTAACTTTTGATGGATTAGGCAACGACGTACCAGACTATCACCTTAACGTATATAACAAGTATGGTACATTAATTAGGCCACGTCAGACTTGGTTTGTGGATAGAGAAGGGGCTAGCAAGTTATTTGTAAATACATTTAATAGCTTAATTGCTGCAAGTACCACTCCGATCGTGTATGATGCTACCAAGACAGGATGGTTACTCTATTTCAACAAGGCAGAATCTATACCGTCTCAGTACACCACTACCTCAACTGGCACTGTTGTAAACTGGAACTATCAGGTTTCTAATCTAGCACAGAGAGACGGTTTAATTGGAGCAATTGTTCCGGGTGAGCTAATTTTAGTTGATGCAACTGTTACAACAAAAAATCTTTGGACTATATGGGAATATACTCCAACTGGTAATGAAATCTGGAGTCTTACTCAACAACAAGCATATAATACAGCAAACTTTTGGCAATATGTAAATTGGTATGCAGCAGGCTATAGCAGCTCAGATGTTCCAACAGCAACTGTTGCTACAATAGGTGATTTAGATGCACTATCTAATCCAACTGCCGGTCAATTAGTTGAAGTTTCAAATGGTGGTGACGGCAATTATCAATGGTATGCGTATATAGGTGCTGTTTGGAAACAAGTAGCACAACAAAATGGTAGTATAGAAGTACTACCAAGCGTGTATCAATGGGCTGAAACTTTTGGAGGATTTGATGGTTCACCGTTTGATGGTGCAGGAACATCATTAGTTTTTGATCCAAACCCAAGTTTTGATCAAACTGCTGCGGTTGATTTTGCTAACATAATCGATGGCATATATGCCGCTATATATCCGGGCCCAGCATCAATTGAACTTAATACGTTGTTCTTTGCAATGACAAACTACGTTGTGTCCGAGCAATTACAAGCCGATTGGATATTTAAAACCAGTAACATGGTCTTTACAGGTTTTAATCAAACACTCCAACAGACACCATTATTAGCTGTAGACAACACCCAAAGCATATTATCATATATTAATGAAGCTAAACCGTATCATGCGCAGATACAAGAATATATCAACGGATATTCGACATTTGATCAAGGTAATATGTCAGTGGTTGATTTTGATGTGCCGTATTCTTACCTAACTGCAAACACTCCATTGTCCGCAGTTTCACCTAGTAACATAGTAGTAAGTTCATCAAATTTAAAAGGTATTGAGTATTACAATACCTACAATGCATGGTACCAAAATTATCAACCTGCTGTCAACAAAACTGCACAGGCATACATAGATCCGGCTCTTGTACGACATCTTGCTACTAAAATTGTGTTTGATAGAATTAGTACCCAATCGTTGGTTATAGGCTGGGGGTCAAGTTGGTCGGTGTTTGGTTGGGACAACGAATCAGCCGGAATAAATTACGGAGCACAGACTCGCATCGAACAATTTTACACTCCATCTGCTGGTATGATACCAAATATTCTTTCTGATCTCATGCAAGGCGTAGTTTACAAAGGACAGACTATTGGAAACTTAGGATTTAAAGCAAATCCTGGTTGGGATTTAGGCCCCTGGGGTGGATTGCTTGGGTGGGATGCAAATGCAGAGGTAGTTAATGCATATCTCGATCAAATTATACAAGGTGGACAAATACCTAACTACGACGTCGCAATAGGCGACGGAGTATCTGTTACTTTTCCATTAATAAAAGGCGCACAAAATCCTAATAATCTAGTAGTTTGGTCTGATAGTGACTTACGAATGTATGGAGTTGATTGGATTATTCCAACCTTTGCTCTCAGTGCATATGTAATAGATGGAGGTGTTGGATATTCTGTTGGTGATCAAATAAATGTTGTGGCAGGTGTTGGCATAATTCCTGTTAGACTGCAAGTTGTTGCAGTTCAAAACGGTAGCATTACATCTGTTACTATTTTGGGCAAAGGATCATATAACACCGTAACTCCGGGGCCATATCAAACAGTTTATCCTCCTCTATATCCGGGATTGGGTTCAAATGCAATTATTGGTATAAATTGGGATTGCAGCTATATACAATTCTTTAATCCTCCGGCCAGCAGCGCAACTCCAAACGTGTATATACTCTATGTAGGTACTACCTTTGAGCCTGCATCAGATGCAGAAAGTGACTCCATTTATGATGGGTATCAATTCGTTGAACCATTTATCGACGATGGCCACCCAGAAGAGCTGTATCCGATGCGGGTACTTGATTGTTTAATGATGGATACATATTCGCTTAAGGTTGGTGGTAGACCAATAGTAAGTTCTAGGGTTTATCTAACAGATGGGGTGACTGATCAATATGATTTGTTAATTACACCTCAAAGCGATCAAGCTGTTATGGTTTATCTAAATAATTTGCCATTAACAGTTGGAATTGGAGGCGATGTAGTAATCAATTATACTACCAATCGGTTGGTTTTTATTACTACTCCGGTTGCTAATCAAACGCTGTATATAACATCAATTGGATTTGGTGGCGCTAGTAGATCAGTTGCTCAAGCTTTTGTAGTTACAGGTGGCTCAGGGTATGCCATAGGAGATACTATTAGTCTAGCAGCAGGTATGATGTTATCAACACCTATTGTGAAAGTTATAGATGTAGACAGCAATGGGGCTGTTATTTCAGTTTCTGTAACATCTGCTGGATTATATCCGCAGCTACCGGTTCAACCAGTAGTGCAGTCTGCTACATCAAATCACGGCTCAGGCGCAACATTTAATTTGTTATTCACAGATAATCTACAATTATATACATACACAGGTGATGGTGTAGAAACCGATTATACTTTTCCAAATTTCAAATTTAATGTTACAGGAATAATGGTTGTAGTAAATGGTATATTACAAGTTGCAGGTATAGGTAACGATTATTCATTCCTGTCTACTGGCATTCGGTTTAACGTTGCACCAGATTACGGGTCAACCATTATTATTGCAACATTTGATAATGATCAATTTTCTGCAGTAAAAGAGACTGTGATTACAGTATCTGATCCATCTGTGTTGACATATAGTCTTGCACAAGGTGCTGTTAGTACATCGCCGCAATATCAAACCACAATGGTTAGAAAGAATGGTAATTTAATGTCGCCGCCGTTGATGCAGATATTTGTAGGCAACGGCTCTACAACTAGTTTTAATATTACTATTGATTTATCCGGAGCAATCTCTGGCTATCCTCAAGTGTATGTAAATGACATTTTATATAACACAGGATATACTATATCTAGCAATATTTTAACTTTCACCAACCCCCCGATACTTGATGCGAACATTACAGTATTGTGTGTTACTTCTACTACAGAATATACGCTTTTTGATAATGTTATAAACTTTAATAATAACATTATGTTGAACGATTTATTAGTGGTTACAACTTACAGTCAAGATATTGATTATGAATTCCGGACAGAAGAATTCGTAGAGAATATAAGTGGACAATATCAATTAACCAGTTGGCCTTATAATACATCTACAATACAAGTTTGGCGTGACGGCATATTACAAACTCCGCAATTAGACTATACACTACAGCCTGCATCATACACAATAAGTTTGCAAACACCTGCTTATAGTGGATGGGGTGCGGTATGGAGTATTGAAGGTTGGGAACATGTTGGAAGTATAATAATCACATATATGCTTGGGTTGCCTGAGGCTCCGGCTATTTCATGGAGAACTACAACTGGTTGGGATGCTACTCTTTCAACATCAATCGATATAAAGAGAGAAACATCGCTGCTTAATAATGTGTATAACTTTAGTAACACTATAGAGATAGCCGATTTTACTGTTATTACAGCTCCTCAATTTGGTTCACCTGGATTGATCTATATTGACGCCGAGCTGATTAGTTTTACTGAGATACAGGTTGCTCCAACTATTGACAATCCTAATCGCGCATTTTTAGCTGGTATTGCTAGAGATAGACTGGGAACCAGCGGAGCCCCATTAACGCTGTATAACACTCTTTGGTACAACGGCGATGGCTCAAATATCTACTTTGCGACCGAATCTGCAACGCTGCCAATATCAACTTCAGTTTTTGTAGCAGGTGTTATTAAAGTTCAAACGGTTGACTATAACATTGTTAATAATCCCCCTGGACATGTAGGCAATTATGTAGTGTTTACTACTGCACCGGCAGTTGGAGTAAAAAATGTTCAAATAACAGCCCTAAATCAAATCAGCTATAATACTCAAGTTAGTCATATTAAGGGGGCAAATGTTATAGATGCAGGTACAACTGTGCAGATACCCGGAGGGTATTCTTGGGTGCCAACACCAAATGGTCTGCAATATAGCTCTAGTGAACTAGCAATATTCCTTTTAGAGCATTCAGGTAGCTGATAAATAGAAGATGACAAAAGAAACTGCAAAAACCCCTATAAATTCGTCTGACACGCAGAGAGACGAAGATCTCGGTATAATGATATACGGTAATGTTAAAATACGTGACATTGATACAGGTAAGATCCTAGTAAACCAACGAGCATAGTAGATGCCAAGCATACACAAAAATACTAATCATTTTAATAAAGATTTTGGAATACTACCGTATCGATATAACTGCAAAGAAAATTGGGTATATTATCATCTATTATATAATTGTAAGGGCGGTTTTATTACTGTTAAATATGGCGTAGGAAACGGCGGAAGGGTTAAAAATGTTTGAAGATGGATCAACAAATCGTATTCAAGGTTATATAAAAATTCGAGATATAACTGATCCTAATGATCCAGTATTATTAGTTTCCAAGAAAAACAGTATAAATTACGAGAACTTTTCAATCAGCTTGGCACAAACTATTGCCAACCGTCCAGATGGTTGGATTCAAAATATGTGTTTTGGTAATGGTGCGGCAACCGTCAGCGGTACAGGAACTATTACGTACCTGCCTCCAAATGTTGTGGGCACATCTGCAGAGTTATACAACGAGACATATTTTCAATGCGTAGACGATCTTAGTCCACTTAATTCAAACCCATCGCAGAATTATATTACAACAGCGCATGTAACTGGTACTACATATAGCGATGTCATTGTCACATGCACATTAGGATTAGGACAACCAGCCGGTCAAGAGGCATTTGATAACACTACTAATATAACAGGTACATATGTTTTTAACGAGCTTGGGTTAAAAGCTTACAATGCAACAGATGCAGCTAGTAATCCCCCAACAGATAAATTAGGTTTATTGTTGACACATGTGGTGTTTAGTCCAGTGCAAAAAAGCCTTAATAGACAAATTGAAATCGTATATACTATCAGGATTCAAACTGTATAAATATGGATAAATATACAATAATAGACAAGGGTAACATCAATGGCCACTAACATTTATAATTACAATGGTACGTTAGCTACCACTATTGCAGACGGAGCAATTGATAATACTACATCTATTGCTATGCCTGGTAGAGGGTATTTAAATTACGGCGAACCAGTTAACCAAGATATGCTATGGATTATGCAAAACTTTGCAAATTCTAGCTCTCCTACAAACCCAACCACAGGTCAATTATGGTATAACACAGGTACAAATGTGTTAAGCGTATGGAGCGGAACTGCTTGGTTAGCGTCTAGTGGTGCATTGATTAGCGGTACAACTCCCGGCCCTGCTACAAGCCAAGGCGCACTTTGGTTTAATAGTACTACGCAACAGTTATTTGTTTGGTCGGGCGCGGCTTGGATAGTTACAGGTCCATTAGGCAGCCCAGCCGGTCTTGATCCTGCAGGAAATACAGGTTGGCCAGGTTACAGTGCGCTAACAGCCGTTCGTATTACAGACTCTTCTAGTGCTGTTCATGCCGCCTGGGAACTTACAGTTGGTTCAGTGTTGTTAGCAATCATAAGTGGCACATCAACAGCATACACTCCATTACCAGCTATAAGCGGGTTTACATCAATACAGCCTGGTATCAATTTTAGTACAAATGTTCCCAACGCCGGTGTAATAAGTACAAATGGATTTACAAATAATCAAAACAATCTTCCTGCAACAACTAATACATATAATTTAGGTAGTCCAACCGACGTTTTTGCCAACGTGTATGCTACAAATTTTATTGCTACCACAAGTGTACAGGTATCAGCGGGAACTATTACAGCTTCAGGTAATATTACAACCACTGCAGGAGTATTTTCTGGCAAGGCAACATCGGCAGAATATGCAGACGTTGCTGAACGATATGCAGCCGATATGCCGTTAGACCCAGGTACAGTTGTATGTTTAGGTGGTACTGCAGAAGTTACTGCATGTGTAACTATGGGAACTGATGATGTATTTGGTGTAGTTTCAACAGATCCTGCGTATCTGATGAATTCAACTGCAGGCGATGATCGTACACATCCTGCTATAGCATTTCTAGGGCGTGTACCGTGTAAAGTAGCAGGTCCTGTTAAAAAGGGTCAACGATTAATGGCCAGCAGTGTATCAGGATGTGCATGTGCTTATGAAGCCAATTTTGGAATCCTTTCGATAATAGGCAGGTCGTTGGTTGACAAAGACACCTCAGGTATAGACACTATAGAAGTAGTAATAGGCAGGAATTAATATGACGTACGCCGTTGGCCAAACAATTGCAGCGGCCGATTATATGGGCTTCCGCGGTGCGGCAGCTCCTAATGTTGCCTATCCATCTAGTTTGGCAGCCACAAATGCCGTAGCAGCACTAATTGGTGTTGGTTATGGTTCAAGAGGATATGGTCAAACATCAACAGTTATTCCTGCAGTAACCACAGGGTCAGTAATCGCAGCCGCAGAATGGAATAATTTATATGCAGCTATGGCCAATATTAATACACAAACAGGCAGTGGGCTAACACTACCTGCAAATGTATCAACAGGTCAAGTTATACAAGCACAAGACGGTACAAGCGGAAGACCAAATCTTCCAACTCTCATTTCAACATTAGATTCAAATAGATTAACCGCGGCTATTTCACAAGTTGCCGTTTCATCAGAATTAACCAGTGTTCGCACCACTTCTTGGACAACTTCAGTTACACATCAATTCACAATGACATTTGCTAGTGAAGATACTGCTAGGTATTTTTTTAATACAGGTGGTAACGCTTATCTATCTGGTAGCAGAACAGGTGGTTCTGCCACACACATAAATCAATCTATGACAGACCTTTTAGCACAAATGGGAACGATTAAGGTAGGTGCAACAGCTACTACATATACCGGTTCAGGTGGTACTGCATATCCAATTGGTTATTATGGTCTAACAGGATCTTTCCAAACATTGTTTACACATTATGGTTCTACATATGGGTATACTACCATTAGCTACACAGTGCAAGCCAAAGTTACAGGCGTTGTCGGCTCAAATGGCGGTAATGGTAATGTTGTCACGGTACAGGCTATATTTGCAACGCAGTTGTCAGGTCCTCAAGACGTTTTAGATGGCACTCTTACCAGTACTATACAGCAATTGAAGGCAGATGTGTTAACCGTTACTGCTCCAACGTGGGCTACCACTATATCACTTTAATTTGTAATTATTTAAAAAAGCAGTAATAATATGGCAGGAGGTCTGCCATGGACGAAAAATTACAAAAAGCTCTTGATGCTTCAAATCATAGATTAAATCTTTTAAATTTAAAAGAAAATATCAAGATTAAGGTTGATACGCTTATCACTTATGCAATTAACGGCGGGCTATTTAAAGCCACTCGCGAGCTTATAGTTTTTACAAAGTTAACGATAGATCTAGGTCATACGTCAGTTGTTTTAATAGATGAAAACGGCAATCCAATAGAAATTACGGATATTACTGCTTTCCACGCCGAGTTGTTAGACAGATATTTTCAAGCAACAAACTACTATAATACAGAATATATTAAGATAAAAAAAATTAGATCTTCAACAGAATTATTTTCAGAAATTAGCAAGGAAGATAATTGATGAATAGAGGATATCTAGTGCATGCATATAATAATACACAAATTGACTACGGCGCTATGGCATTGTGCTGCTGTCTCTTAATTAAAAAACATTTACAATATAATAATACTGCATTAGTAACATCCCAAGATACAATTGACTGGTTAGTAAATTCTCATGGCCAAGATCTAGTTAATCAAGCATTTGATTACATTATAATAACTGATATAGAGCGCGAAGTATCAGATAGAAAATTCCAAGATACAATGTATAGCAATCACACCGCACCATATTATAATACCAATAGATCAGACAGTTTAGAACTAAGTCCATTTGATGAAACAATCCTGATAGATGCTGACTATTTGGTATTAGATACTAGTTTAGACACCGTGTGGGGATCATTAGAGGATATACTTGTTAATAAATCGGTAAAAGATTTAAATCATTCTGAAAATTTAGGTGGGTTTGACAAAAGATTTAATGACATGAGCATACCTCTCTATTGGGCTACGGCAATGTATTTTAAAAAATCAGCTAGAGCTGAATGTTTATTTGATTTGATGAAATTTATTAAGAATAATTATCAATATTATCAAAATTTGTATCAATTTAAATCAAGTGGGTATTTTAGAAACGATTATGCGTTGAGCATTGCTATACACATGATGAATGCGCAATTAGAAGGGAATACAGTAAAATCTTTGCCTAATCCGCACATTATGGTATCAACTGAATACGACGACATGGTATATTTTAGTAGCGGTACAGCATTTTTTGTAAGCGAACGCAATCAAGGTGATTTTAAAATACACAAGGTAACCACCAACGTCCATGTAATGAACAAATGGGCAATTGGTCGTATGGCAGAAAGGATTATAAAATATGCAGCCACCTGAACGCACTCGTGGATTTTTTACATTTGCTCAAAATACCAACACAACTGATTATATTAGATTAGCATACGGCTTAGCGTTAAGTTTGAAGCATAGCCAAAAAAATGTATCAAATCTTTCAATAGCAGTTACTCCCGGGACAATTGTTGACTCTAGATATAAATGGGCATTTGATCAAATTATAGAGATACCTTGGGGAGATCAAGCTGAGGATAGCAACTGGAAGCTTGAGAATGAATGGAAGTCACCATGGATGTCGCCATATGATGAAACTATCAAATTAGACTGCGATATGCTGTTTTTAACTGATATTAGTTCTTGGTGGGATGCATTAGGCTTAGGCGACGATGATATAGTTTGGACAAATTCAGTGTTAGATTGGCGGGGAGGGACCATTACCAACGATTATTATCGAAAGGTATTCACCGCTAATAGCCTACCTAACATTTATACAGCATTTTGTTATTTTCGTAAATCCCCAACAGTATTTGAAACATTCGAACTAGCAAAACTAATCACATGGAATTGGGAAAGATTCTTTGAGTTATTTCT